CGCCGACCACGACCAGCTCGACGTCATCCGCCACGAGGCCGCGCTGTTCCTCACCGCCGACCCGGGTGACCGGTTCGCGCAGTGGGTCGAGGCGTGGCTCAGCGTGCCGGCGCAGCGGACACCGTGAGTGCGAACGTCCGCAGCTCACGACCCTGGCGGCGCATCAAGGCGCAGATCCTGGCCGGGTCCGATGTCTGCCACATCTGCGGGGAGCCTGGAGCCGACAGCGTCGACCACCTGGTGCCCGTGGCACTGGGTGGCACCAACGACCCGGCCAACCTGCGACCGGCACACCACGACGTGCCCCCGTACTGCAACCGGGTCAAGGGTGATCGGGAGTACGCCGCCCCGATCCTCAAGCGGTCCGGCTCGCTCAGGACCCCCAGGGCGGGGGACCCCATGCCCCCCTCTTCCGGGCGGTCCTCGGCATAGGTCCGATCTACTCACACCTTTTTCCGCCCAGGACCCAGGAGGTGCCCGTGGCCGGTTCGATCGCTCACGCGGCCTCTGAGGGCTCCCAGCGGGACCTCCTGGTGGCTATGCGAGACCGCATCGCTGACGACCTCGACGAGGGCGTCCCGGCCCGCGAGCTCGCATCGCTCACCAAGCGGCTGATGGACATCGTCCGCGAGATCGCCACCATCGACGCGGAGGTCCAGGGTGACAGTGTTGGACGAGCTGCCTCCACCGCAGACGCACCGCTTCGGATTGCTTCCTGAGGCTCGGCACGTCGCTGTCCCTGCTGGGATCGTCTCCACCGGCTTCCCGGCCGTCCGCGAGACCTGCCGCGAGATCGGCGTCCAGTTCGACCCGTGGCAGGTCGACCTCAACACGCTGATCTTGGCGAAGGGTGAGGACGGTCTGCTCGCGGCCGACACGGTCTCGATCAGCATCTGCCGCCAGGCCGGCAAGACGTACGACATCGGCGGCCTGGTCTTCGCTGACGCGATCATCCACCCCGGCACGACGACCGTGTGGACTGCGCACCGCTTCAAGGTGGCCCGCGAGACGTTCGACAGCCTGCGCGCCATGGCCCGCTCGCCGCTGCTGGCCGCGCACATCGACTACGACGCGATCACGACCGCTGCCGGCAACGAGACCATCCCCTTCCGCAACGGCTCCCGAATCGTCTTCGCCGCACGTGAGCGCGGCACGATCCGTGGGTTCTCCAAGGTCCGCCGGCTGATCCTCGACGAGGGCCAGATTCTCACCGAGTCCGCCATGGCCGACCTCGCGCCGACGATGAACCAGGCGGTCGACCCGCAGATCATCATCATGGGCACCCCGCCCAAGCCGACCGACCCGGGTGAGTTCTTCACCGCCCTGCGGGACGACGCGCTCGCCGGCACCTCCGAGGGCGTGCTGTACGTCGAGTTCGGTGCTGAGCCTGGCTCGGACCTCGACGACCCGACGTCGTGGGCGAGGGCCAACCCGTCGTTCCCGCACCGCACCTCGGCGCGGGCTATCCGTCGGCTCCGCAAGCTCCTGACCTCCGACGACGACTTCGCCCGTGAGGCGCTGGGGATCTGGGACCAGATCCGCGGCAAGGGCGTTCTCCCGGCCTCGTGCTGGAAAGACTCCGAGGACCCCGACTCCGTCGCCGTCGACCGCTTCGCCCTGGGCGTCGAGTGCGGGCCTGATCTGGCCTACGCCGCCGTGTCGCTGGCAGGCCAGCGCGCTGATGGGCAGTGGCACGTCGAGCTCGACGAGGACCAGCACACCCGCGGCTCCGGAACCTCGTGGCTCGCCCCTCATGTGCAGGCGCTCGTCACGGCCAACCCGCAGATCCGCGCGGTGGTGGTCGACGTGGCCGGACCGATCGCCGCTCTGCTCGAGCAGCGGCGCGACGGTCGGTGGTTCTTCAAGGACAGCACGCTCGAGGTCACGCCGGTCAAGGTCGCCGAGCTCGGCGCATCCTGCTCCCTGGTCCTCGACGGCGTAGTGACGGGCTGGCTTCACCACATCGGCCAGCCGCAGTTCACCGCCGCCGCCCTCTCTGCTGGGAAGCGCCCGCTCGGTGACACCGGGAAGTGGGTGTGGTCCCGCAAGTCCTCGACCTCTGACATCACGCCGATCCAGGCAGCGACCCTCGCTCTCGCGGGGGCGCAGAACACCACGGTGAAGAAGCCGTCTCGCAGCACGACCGGACGAAGGGCGGCGGTGGTTCTCTGATGATCGAGCGCCTGATCCTGCCCGGGCTCACCGACGATGAGGACCGCACCCTCAACGCGCTGCACGCTCAGCTCGAGGCCAAGCAGCCGCGGAACCTGCTCCGGGCCAGCTACTACGACGGCAAGAGGGCCATCAGGCAGGTCGGGAGCATCATCCCGCCGCAGTATTACAAGCTCGGCATCGTTCTGGGCTGGTCGGCGAAGGCCGTGGACATCTTGGCCCGCCGCTGCAACCTCGACGCCTTCGTGTGGGCTGACGGCGACCTCGACTCCATCGGCTACCGGGAGACGTGGGAGGCGAACCACCTCGGCACCGAGGTCTCCTCCGCGCTCGTCTCCTCGCTGATCCACGGGACGTCGTTCCTGATCAACACGCTGGGCGACGAGCGTGCAGGCGAGTTCCCCGGCCTGATCCACGTCAAGGACGCGATGAGCGCGACCGGCGAGTGGGACTCGCGCCGCCGGCGGCTCAAGAACCTCCTGTCCGTCACCGCGCGTGACGACAAGGGCAAGGTCACCGGCCTCGCGCTGTACCTCGACGGTCTGACGATCACCGCGGACCGGGCAGGGGACGGAAAGTGGTCGGTCAACAAGCAGCCCCACGCCTGGGGGGTGCCGGCCGAGCCGCTCGTCTACAAGCCCCGCGCCGGACGTCCCTTCGGGTCCTCCCGGATCTCCCGGCCGGTGATGTCGCTGCACGACCAGGCGCTGCGCACCGTAATCCGCATGGAGGGGCACGCGGACGTCTACTCCTTCCCGGAGATGTGGCTGCTCGGGGCCGACGAGAGCATCTTCAAGAACCCCGACGGGACGCAGAAGGCTGCGTGGCAGGTCATGCTCGGTCGGATCAAGGCTGTCCCGGACGACGACGACGCCACCAACCCCCGTGCAGACGTCAAGCAGTTCTCCGCGTCCTCGCCTCAGCCGCACATCGACCAGCTCAAGCAGCAGGCGCAGCTCTTCTCCGGCGAGACGGCGATCCCGCTGACCTCCCTCGGGGTTTCGGACATGAGCAACCCGACGTCGGCCGACTCGTACATCGCATCCCGCGAAGACCTGATCGCTGAGGCCGAGGGAGCTACAGACGACTGGGCTCCCCCGCTCCGCCGGGCGCAGATCCGCGCCCTAGCGATGGCGAACGGCCTGTCCGAGATCCCGGCCGAGTGGGCGACGATCGAGGCCAAGTGGCGCTCGCCGCTGTACCTGTCGCGGGCGGCTCAGGCTGACGCCGGCATGAAGCAGATCACGGCGATCCCGTGGCTGGCCGAAACCGAGGTGGGGCTCGAGCTCCTCGGGCTGGATGAGCAGCAGATCAAGCGGGCGCTGTCCGACCGGCGCCGCGCTGCCGGTTCGGCTGCTCTGAGGGCCCTGACGCAGGCCGCCAATGCCGACTCTGGTTGAGGCGCACTACCGCGACCTCGAGCAGCTCATCGCTCTCGCGCTGGCCGACCTGGACATCATCTGGCGCGGCATCACGACGGCCGACGAGGCCCGCGACGCCCTGCTGACCCTGCTGCCCGAGCTCGGCGACCTCTACGGCACCGCCGCCGCCTCGCTCGCGGCCGACTGGTACGACGAGATGCGCGAGGCCAGCGAGGTGCCGGGCCGCTTCCGGGCGATCACGATTGAACCCGCGCTGGATCGGACAGACGCGCTCGCACGCTGGGCAGTCGGCCCGCTGTTCGCCGCGGTCCCGGACTTCACGACCGCGAAGAGCAAGGCGGCTGGCGGCTTCCAGCGACTGGTAGCCGACGCCGACCGCGGGACTGTTCTGCGGTCGGCCAACGAAGACCCCCGGGCCCGCGGATGGTCTCGGAGGACCAGCGGCAAGTCGTGCGACTTCTGTGTGCTCCTGGCCAACAGAGGATTTGTGTATCGAGAAAGCACGGTCGACTTTCGATCGCATGATGATTGCGACTGTCTGGCAACCCCAGAGTTTTAGAGGCCCCAACGGTCCATGTAGGCCGCCAGTAACCTCGCCCGGTCCGCGGTGCGCAGCAAGCCCTCCGCCGTGTTGCATTGGTGGCAGAGGAAGCCGCGCACGCATTGCGGGCAACCTTTCAGTGACGGACAGTGCCCGTGATCGTGGTCGATCTTGAGAGAATCTGTCGATCCGCAAGCACCGCAAGAGGGCGATGCCCCACCCGTGAGTTTGGCTAGGTGGGCCTGAGTCACCCCGTGATCATGAGCCGTGCCGCAGGGCTTGCAGCGAACAGTCCAGAACTTGCCACCAACACCAGTCCGGTAGAAGCGAGCCTCGTCAAGCCAGGTCTCGCACCCCAAGCACCATCGCTTTCCAGGCCGATCTTGCTCGCAACCCCTACAGACCGGCGACTTGTTGTTGCCGCCACGGAAATACCAACTCTCTTGCTCGACGTCGCAAGAGGGGCACACGCGATTCGGCTTCCCGCGACGCATGGCGGCTAGGTAGCTCACGGCTTCGCGGCACCTGTTGTCCAGGCCAATAGGACGATCAGATCTGACGGGGAACTGGCTCTTTGGATGAGGCCGACCGTGGTGATCGCACCAGGACTCGTCAGGGTGCGCCACGCGACATGCGTGGCACGTGCTCGGAGTCTTGCCGCGCGAGGAAGCCGGATGACGCATCGCCTCAATCGGCTTCCGCTCACCGCACCACGCACAAGACGACATGCTCGCGGGCTTCCGTCGCTTCTGCACCGCACTCGTCATGCCAAAACCTTACCGTGCGTGCCCCAAAAGCGGGCCCCGCACAGCACCCCCAAGACCTCCCGCCCCGACAGGGGGCGGCTTCCCGACACGGGAGAAGCACAGATGACCGAGCCGACCGGAGAGACCACATCCGCCACACCCGCCACGCCCGACACGGGCGAGAAGGACTGGGCCGCTGAGGCCGAGAAGTGGAAGGCCCTGGCACGCAAGCACGAGATCGACGCCAAGGCCGGCAAGTCCGCCACCGCCAAGCTCGCCGAGATCGAAGAGGCGACCAAGACCGAGGGCCAGAAGACCGCGGAGCGCCTGGCAGCAGCCGAGAAGGACGCTGCTGAAGCCCGCGCCGAGGCCCTCCGTCTCCGGGTCGCCGCCAAGTTCGGGATCGGCGACGAGGACGCGGACCTGTTCCTGACCGGAGCAGACGAGCAGACGCTCACCAAGCAGGCCGAGCGCCTGACGGCTCGCGAGTCCGAGCGCAAGAAGACCGGCAACCACGTCCCCCGTGAGGGAAGCACGTCCACCCAGCCGCCCGCAGACGAGCTCCGCGCCTTCGCGCGCGGCGTCTTCGGTGGCGAACCCACCTAGACAGGAGCACTTCTCATGGCCGTTCTCGACACCGGGGACCTGACCATCCCCACCCAGATCCTCGACCCGTGGCTGGGGCGCGTGCAGGGCGGTTCCTGCGTCGCCGCGCTCAGCGACAGCATCCCGATGCGCTTCGGCGCCGGGCAGTCCATGACCTTCGACATCGGTGAGGCCGAGTACGTCGGTGAGGGCGCGAACAAGGGCGCCTCCACCGTCACGCCGACCACCAAGACGGTGACGCCGTTCAAGTTCCACAAGACGGTCCGCTGGACCGAGGAGGTCGTCTGGGCTGACGAGGACTACCAGCTCGGCGTGCTCTCCGAGATCCTCGACCTGATCCAGCCGGCGCTGTCCCGCGCCCTGGACTACGGCGTCTTCCACGGCATCAACCCCACGGGTGGTGCTGCGGTCGCCGCGATGACCGAGAGCCTGTCCGACACGACCAACTCGGTCGAGGTCGCCGCCGCCGCGCCGTACACCTACCTCGACGCGGCAGACGCCCTCGTCCTGGCCGACGGTGCGGTGCCCAGCGACATCGCCGTCGACCCGTCGTTCGCCGCCGGCTTCTCCACCCTGCGTGGTGCGAACAGCGAGGTGAAGCTCTACCCGAACTTCCGCCTCTCGACGGCTGTCAGCGAGCTCGACGGCCACCGCGCCTCGGTCTCCAAGACCGTCGGAGCGGTCGGGGTCGCTGCTGCCCCGACCACGGTCCAGGCGTTCGTCGGCGACTTCTCCGCGGTCCGCTGGGGCGTGCAGCGCACGGTGCCGCTCGAGCTGATCCGCTACGGCGACCCGGACGGCCAGGGCGACCTCAAGCGGAACAACCAGGTCGCGTTCCGCATGGAGATCGTCTACGGCTGGGGCATCGCCGACCTCAACGCCTTCGCCAAGATCATCGACGCCGCCTGATGGCTCGGCTCCGCAACAGCAAGACGGGCGTGGTCGTTGTCGTCAAGGACGAGACCGCTACGCGCCTGTTCGGGTTCGAGCCGGTCGTCGAGCCGAAGAAGACGGCCCCGAAGACCGAGAAGTAGGAAGGGCGACCCGTGCCTGCCGTCACCATCACGCCCGCCGACCTGGCGCCGTTCGCAGCCGACATCCCCGAGGCCAAGGCCCTGGCGATGATCGCGGACGCACTGGCTCTGGCGGCACGGGTCGCCCCCTGCATCACCGACACCGAGTTCGAGCACGACGCTGCCGCTCTCGCGATCCTGCGAGGGGCGATCCTGCGCTGGCATGAGGCCGGATCGGGCGCTCTCCAGTCCGAGTCGACGGGGTCCTACTCGTACTCCGTGGACAACAGGCAGACCCGCAGGGGCATGTTCTGGCCCTCCGAGATCGAGCAGCTCCAGGAGCTCTGCCTCACCTCCGGTCCGTCCGGTGCTTTCACGATCGACACCGTCGGAACGACCGGTTGGCACGCGGAGATCTGCGCTCTCCGCTTCGGCGCCCTGTACTGCTCCTGCGGGGCTGACGTCACCCTCGCCGGCCCGCTGTACGAGCTGCCGTGAAGCTCCCGCACACCGTCACCATCCTGCGCTCGACGGTGACGGTGGACCGCAAGGGCGTCGTTCAGGAGTCATGGGCCAGCCCGACGAGTCGAGAGCGGGCCGCCTGGGTCCAGCCCCGCGGCTCCTCTGAGGTCTTCGAGCCGGAGTCCACCCGGGTCCGATCGACCCACGTCATGTTCTGCCTCGAGCCCGACGTGGCCTCGAGCGACCGGGTGCTGCACGCCGGCGACACCTACCTGGTCGTCGGCAATCCCGCCCGGCACGAGACGCCCGCCGGCTACCACCACACCGAGGCTGACCTGCTGATCGTGGAGGGCTGATGGCTCGCACCCGCGTCACCCTCACCTCGGCCGGAGTCCGGGCGCTCCTGCGGTCTGAAGAGACGCGGCAGATGCTCCGCGCGAAGGCCACGCCAGTCCTGGCGCGCGCGCAGGCAAACGCTCCGTTCGACGCCGAGAACACGACACGGCCGCACTTCCGGGACTCGTTCGTCATCGTCGACGACACGACCGACCGGGCTGTGGTCCGGATCGCGAGCACGGATCCGAAGGGCGCTTTCAAGGAAGCGAAGTCCCGCACCATGACCAGGGCGCTCGGGTGAATCCGCTCCTGACCTACGGCGACGTCGAGGTCGACTGCCTGGACTACTTCGCCGACCGCCTGGCCGCGTTCCCGATCGCCGACGGCATCGTGATGGCCGCCCAGCGCCCCGAGAGCCTGCCTGCGACGTTCCTGCTGGTCCGGAAGGTCTCCGGCTCCAAGCCCCGCTATGGCCTCGGCACGGCGGTCATGGACTCGCAGGTCTACTGCGCGACCGAGAACGACGCGTGCGACCTCGCCGACCTGATCGCGGGGCTGTGGGAGCAGATGCCGGGCTACCGCAACGTCCGCAACGTCCGGGAGTCCGCGTCCCCCGTGTTCGTCCCCGACACCGACTCGGGTGCCGCCCGGTACCTGATGACCCACGAGCTCACCGTCAGAGGAGCAACCGCATGACCGACACCGTCCGCATCGAGCCCGCCTACCCGGACATCCCGGCTCTGGTCGCGGCCGGCATCAAGCACAAGGTC